CAGATTATCAGTGGAATTATATACTAGATTTCAATCCTCAGTTTAGGAAGAAAATGTTTGAAAATTTTCTGTAAATTAATCGTATATATAGTGCAGATATATGTAAATTAAATTATGACTAATTTTCTACTTCCAATCGCTATTAATATTATAAACAAAGCGGTAGACAAGATTCCAGAAGACCTAGAAGAAAAACTAAAGGTATTTCTGATTGGATTACTCAAGAAAGCGGCTGCTAAATCAGGCAACAAAGTAGATGACCAGTTAGTAGATGCTTTGGAAAAAGCCCTATTGGATAAATAAATCTAGAAAGTAGTCTTAAATTTGGAGAAAAGCCCATGCCTCTTTGGGGAGCAACCGACTCAGACGAGTCAAAGCCTAAGTTTCTGACCGACGAACAGAAGAAGCAATGTTTTGCTACAAAGTCTGGTTGGGTGTTGGAAAATGGTGCATTAACTGGTAACGATAATCCCAATGCAGACCCAGAGATTCTGGTCGCAATCGGAGAACTCGCTACAAGTATCGGTGCTGCAGACATTACCGAAATTGAGTTCATCACAACATCATTTGACAAGTCAGATGGTGGAACTTTACAGGTAAGAGTAAGATTCAACGAAGCAGTTGATGTCACAGGCACACCACAACTTACAGTGGTCAATGACCAACGAGCAAACCATACACTGTCATATGCCTCAGGTACAGGCAGTAATGAATTGGTGTTCTCACTCACAATCGCCGCTGGTAACGCAGCGACTTCTGCTGGTGACGAACTATCAATAGGAGCAAACGCAGTTGCACTTAACGGTGGAACAATTAAGGACGCTGGTACATCTACCAACTCCACAATTACTAACGTTGCTTCAATTGGAACTGCTGCTGGTACAATTACAGTTGTTGCATAAACAACCTACATAATATAGAATTGAATGATTGATGAAGTTTTCTGAACTGAATGAAAATAATTATGTAATCTTTGCAATTAAGAATTACGAAAACCCTCACGCAGTCACTAAGGAAGATTTTGAAGAGGATCTGAAAAGATTCAAATGGGTAAAAAGGCTTTTGAAACGTTATAAAACCACTGGCGTTTTGAAAGCCCATTTACTTATTAACCATTTCATAATCCTTTATAATGTTTTTGGTGAGGCCGCCACGCCTCTTCTATTTTTCAAGATAGATAAGGACTTGTGGCCTGTTGTTAAAACGTTTGTGGTATACTTAGGAAGATTTCCTGAGTTTCCTAGATCGGCACTACATGATGTACCTATGGATGATACATGTTTACAGTGTCTTAAAGAACTATGAAGACCTATAAGGAATTAAGAGAGATGATGGTTGCCAACGCTGCTGGAACTGGTGGTGGATTTGGTGCTAAATCTGATTCCAAAGGTCCCGTTGCTGGATATGATTTACCGTTTGGTGGAATGATTAGAAGATGGTACAACGCAGCAAAAGCAACCTCAAAACGTAAAAAGAAATGAGTGAAAACGCTAGTATCAACACGGCTATATTAGAAAGATTAGAAAAAGTAGTAGATTCTTTACAGGATAACTCTGTGAAGATGGGACAACTGCTTGCGGTTCATAATGAGAAGTTAGATAAACAAGATAGGATAGATGCAGTTCTATTTGAAAAGGTAGAGGCACTACACAAGGACTTGGATCGTAGTACATCGGAGATAAAGAAGGGTTGTGAGAGAGATATAATGAAGGTAGAAGAACGCCTGAGGGTCATGGAGAAGAAGATGTGGACAATCGCTGGTGGTATCGGTGTCATATCAGTTCTCGTCAGTCCTATGGGTCAGAAAGTTATACAAGGGTTGCAGAATAATCAATCATCTGTTATACTAGGAGTCGAACGAGTAGTCAGCATTGAACCTAGTAGACAGCAAATACATAAGTCTGGTATCGTCTAGACTCCAAAAGTTTACTAAGAAGAGTAGAGGATTATATAATTTTAGATGCCCTTATTGTGGGGATTCTAGTAAGTATAAGAATAAAGCGAGGGGATTCTTATATCCTATAAAAAATGATTATAATTTTAAGTGTCATAACTGTGGCGTTTCTAAGACACTTACTAATTTTCTTCGGGATCATGATACTGTTTTGCACAAACAGTATATCATGGAGAGGTACAAAAAAGGCACTGTAGGACTGGGATCTAACACTCCTGTACCTAAATTTGACCTACCAAAACCAGTATTTATTAAAGACAAATTTCGTATCGATCTAGAAAATATCGTTAGTCTAAATAAATCACACCCCGCTCGAATATACCTAGAAGAAAGTAGGAAGATTTCTAGTAAAACACTAGAAAATTTGTACTACTGCAATAATTTCAAAGAGTGGACTAATGCACAAAAGCAAACGTTTGATGATGTCAAAAATGATGAACCGAGAATCATCATTCCGCTTAGGTACAAAGGTACACTTGTAGGATACCAAGGGAGATCTTTACTCCCCAGATCCAAGATCAAATATATTACGATCATGTTGGAGGACGATGCTCCGAAGATTTATGGTCTCGATGATATCAATACTAAAAAAACTGTTTACGTCACGGAAGGACCATTTGACTCCACATTTATCCCCAATTCAATCGCAATGTGTGGAGCGGATGGTGATGTCTCCAAGTGGGGAATTACTAACCCTGTATGGATATATGACAATGAACCAAGGAACAGACAAATAGTTGAAAGACTTGCCACCACTATTGATAGAGGTGATAGAGTCGTAATCTTCCCTAAGAATATTCTTGAAAAGGACATAAATGACATGTATCTTAGTGGACAAAATGTGCAAAAAGTGGTAGACTCAAATATCTACCAAGGTTTAGAAGCCAAATTAAAATTACAAGCCTGGAAACGAGTATGAGCAATGGTATTAAAGTAGTCAAGAGAGCGGGACATATTGAGCCTCTTGACTTGGAAAAGATGCACAAGATGGTTGAACTAGCTTGTGACGGTCTTGCAGGGGTATCTGCAAGTCAAGTTGAAATTCAATCTGGAATCCAATTTTATGATGGAATTACCACCTCCGAAATCCAAGGCATCCTCGTCAAATCAGCAAGTGATCTGATTGATTTGGATGCTCCAAACTATCAGTATGTCGCTGCTAGACTTCTTCTCTTTGGTCTTAGAAAGAATCTATATGGTAGAATCCATGAGGTTCCTACACTTATTGATCAGATCAATAGAGGTGTAGAAAAAGGAATATATGATCCTGATATCCTTAAGAAGTATTCCTTACAGGAGATTGAAGGATTAGACAAACTTATTGACCATGATCGTGATTATCTTTTCACTTATGCTGGTCTAAGACAGGTCGTTGATAAGTATTTGGTACAGGACAGAAGCACTGGACAGGTCTATGAGACCCCACAGTTCATGTACTTGCTTATTGCAATGACTATCTTTGCGGAGTACCCCGCCCAAAACAGAATAGATTACGTTACACGCTACTACAATGCCATTTCCCGACACAAAATCAACATACCAACCCCAATCATGGGTGGTGTCCGAACACCTATTCGGCAGTTTGCGTCTTGCGTTCTGGTTGATGTTGACGACACCTTGGATAGTATTTTTAGTAGTGATATGGCCATCGGTCGTTATGTTGCTCAGAGGGCTGGGATTGGTATCAACGCAGGCCGCATCCGTGGGATCAACAGTAAAATCAGAGGCGGAGAAGTTCAACACACAGGTGTTGTACCGTTCCTCAAAAAGTTTGAAGCAACTGTCAGATGTTGCACTCAAAATGGCATTAGAGGTGGATCAGCGACTGTCCACTTCCCAATCTGGCACCAAGAAATAGAGGACATTTTAGTTCTCAAGAACAATAAAGGAACCGAAGACAACCGTGTTAGAAAACTCGACTACTCAATCCAAATCTCAAAACTCTTCTATGAAAGGTTTATCCAAGATAAGGAAATCACGCTTTTTTCTCCCCATAGTTGTCCTGACTTGTTTGAGAGTTTTGGGACCCCTGACTTTGATGAGTTATATTGCCGTTACGAACTGGATGAATCAATCCCCAAGCGAACAGTCGGAGCTCAAGAACTGATTATGAATCTCCTTAAGGAGAGAGCAGAGACAGGACGTATCTATATCATGAATATTGATCACTGTAATGAACACTCCTCCTTCAAGGACAAGGTAAGTATGAGTAATCTTTGTCAAGAGATCACTCTACCTACAGAACCTCTCCAACATATTGACTCTATAGATGGTGAGATTGCTCTTTGTATCTTGTCTGCAATCAATGTAGGTAAGTTGACTAAGTTGGACGAGTTGGAAGACCTCTGTGACCTTTCTGTGAGGTCTCTGGAGGAGTTGATTGACTACCAAGATTATCCAGTAAGAGCAGCAGAGATTGCCACATTGGGTCGTAGATCCCTTGGAGTGGGTTATATTGGTCTTGCTCATTATCTTGCTAAGAATGGATGGAAATACGACTCACAGGAGGCCTGGGATGCAGTACACAGACTTACCGAATCATTCCAGTATTATCTACTGAAAGCATCAAATGAGATTGCTAAAGAGAAAGGTCCTTGTGCTGACTTCACATCCACAAAATACTCCGATGGAATTCTACCGATTGATACATATAAGAGCGATGTAGATGAAATTACACAGGTAGAATTAAAGCATGATTGGGAATCTCTTAGGGCATCTATCTTGGAATTCGGACTTAGACACAGTACATTGTCCGCACAGATGCCATCGGAGAGCAGTTCCGTTGTGTCTAACGCCACAAATGGAATCGAACCACCAAGAGATTACTTGTCCATTAAGAAGTCAAAGAAAGGGCCTCTTAAACAAGTGGTTCCGTCTTATGGACATTTGAAAAATAACTACACTCTGCTATGGGAGATGCAGGGAAATGCTGGTTACATCAAAGTAGTTGCAGTAATGCAAAAGTTCTTTGATCAGGCCATCAGTGGGAACTGGAGTTACAACCCAACTCATTATCCAGATAATGAAGTGCCTATTTCTGTTATGGCACAGGACTTTCTAGCCACATATAAGTATGGTTGGAAGACCTCATACTATCAGAATACTTATGACATGAAGAGTGATGATGTAGATCTTGAAGAAGCGAAACCACAATTAGAAAAACTATTCACCGAACTATCAGAGGAGCAAGAGTGTGACAGTTGCACCATCTAAAAAAGTAGAAAGAATGACCGTGTTCAATAAAGAACACGTTGATACAAAAACACAACCAATGTTCTTTGGTCAACCATTAGGTGTCCAAAGATATGATGAGTATAAGTATCCTGTATTTGAGAAACTAACAACTCAAATGTTAGGATATTTTTGGAGACCAGAAGAAGTCTCACTACAAAAAGATAGAGCAGACTATCAATCACTAAGACCAGAACAAAAACACATCTTTACTTCTAATCTAAAGTATCAAATTCTTTTAGATTCAGTACAAGGTCGTGGGCCTGGAATGGCTTTTGCACCATACACTGCACTACCTGAGTTAGAAGGTGCTATGAATGTATGGCAATTTATGGAGATGATACACTCCAGATCATACACATATATCATTAAAAATGTATATCCAAACCCATCAGAGGTTTTTGATACCATATTAGATGATGAAAAGATTTTGAAGAGAGCTAACTCTGTGACAAAAGCATATGATGATTTCCTAAACGAAGCTCATGAGTGGGATCAAAGTAACTTGTGGAAAGAAGGGTGGGAAAACTCAGCAACATCAAACTATTCAAGACATGAACTCAAAAGAAAACTTTACAGGGCGGTTGCAAACGTCAACATTTTGGAAGGAATTCGCTTCTATGTCTCCTTCGCATGCTCGTTTGCTTTTGGAGAACTTAAGCTTATGGAAGGATCAGCAAAAATTATATCGCTCATCTCCAGAGACGAAAACCAACACCTAGTTCTAACACAACAGATACTAAAGAAGTGGGCGGATGGAGACGATCCAGAAATGCAACAGATCGCAAAGGAAGAGAGAAGTAATGTATTAGGCATGTTCAAAAATGCCGTTGAAGAAGAGAAGGAATGGGCAGAGTATCTGTTCAGTGGTGGTTCTATGATAGGTTTGAATGACAAACTACTTAATCAATATGTTGAGTGGATCGCAAATAAGAGAATGAAAGCTCTTGGATTTGATCCGATCTACGATCAACCATTGAAGAATAATCCATTGCCTTGGACACAACACTGGATTTCATCTAAGGGATTACAGGTTGCACCACAGGAAACAGAGGTTGAATCCTACGTTGTTGGTGGTATCAAACAAGATATCAAGAAGAATCAATTCAGCGGATTTAAACTATAGTCTAAATAATATAAAAGTAGTCCTGTAAAGAATGGCTAAACAATCGATTGGCATTGGTTCCGCCAGTAATGACGGAACAGGTGACACCCTGAGACAGGGTGCCTTCAAGGTCAATGCAAACTTCAATGAAATATACTCGATCTTTGGTGATTCTAACAATCTAGTTAGTTTTGCCAAAACTTCTGGTATCAGTAGCGATTCTAACAAACTTGGAGGACAATCAGCATCGTTTTACACAAATTTAGATAATCTAACATCGGGTAATTTAGACAATGATCAATTACCTAGCACTATTTCTGGTAAAACTTTTGTTGGAAATCTAACAGGTAATGTTACTGGTAACATTACAGGTAGTCTTACTGGTACTGCCACTTCATCTGTTCGTTCTTCTCTTGCATACGGACTAACTGCAACTCCTAATATTACTGTAAATGAAATAACTGCTGTCACTCTTACTGGTAATGTCATAGGTGATATTACAGGTAGTGCTGGATATGCAACCACCGCTGGACTTGCAAATTATGCTTTCGTATCAGGTCTTTCTACGGACTCTCAGAGATCAGTCTATTCTCAACTCGCTGGTGTATCGACTATATCTGGGTATGCAACTACTGCTGGTATCGCCACTCTTGCAGTCAATGCTCAAGGACTAACTGGATCACCTAATATTGTTGTCGGTCTTGCTACTGGAACTTTTGATGGTGATGGATCTAGACTTACAGGAGTTGTCGCTGCATCAAGTGGTATTCTTATCAAAGATAATGATAGTAGTATTGGTATTGCCGCTACAGTAAACTTTGGATATGGTGCAACAGTATCACCTTTATCTGCTGGTATTGTTACCGTAACTGCTGTCACCCAATACGATCAATTAGAAATTTCTGGTGTCTCAACTTTTACTGGAGACATCAAACCAAATGGAAATATTACAGGTGATGGCAACACAGTTATAACTGGTGTATCATCGGCTTACATCACTGATGTTCATGGTGGATTGATTGGAAATGTAATCACCGCAGCACAACCAAACATCACATCACTAGGTACTCTGACTTCATTGAATGTTAGTGGTGACGTAAGTATTGGTGGAACATTAACATACGAAGATGTAACTAATATTGATTCTGTTGGTTTGATTACCGCAAGATCTGGTATGGTTGCAACTGGTGTCGTAACTGCGACAGCATTTAGTGGACCTCTGATCGGAAATGCAGACACTGCCACTAGTTCTGGAACTGCAACTACGGCGACCAGAGCAAATAACATTGCAGTTATCGATGAATCTTCAGATACAACATGTAGTGTGTTGTATACTAATGCTGCCTCAGGTTATCAGGCTGCCAAAACAGGAACTAACTTACTATTTGATGCAGTACAGGGAACTTTAAAACCCACAAATGTAAATGCAACTGGTATCATTACGGCATCATCATTCAGTGGTAATGCTACGAGTGCCACCACTGCATCTACTGCCGATGTCGCAACAAGAGTTACGGTAACGGATCAGTCTTCTGACACTTCATGTAATCTCTTGTTTGCTCAAGGAGCAACTGGTGATGTTACACCTCATACTGGAAGTAATCTCACATTCAATTCCAATACAGGACAGTTATACGCTACCCAGTTCAATGGATCTGGAGCGGGTCTTTCTAATATACCACCGTCTGCTATCACTGGTGGTATTGACTCTAGACCAAACTTCCAGACGGCAGAATACACTGCAAAAACTACTTTTACTTTTACTCATAATTATACATCAGTACCTAATTTGTCTTGCACTATTACTCCTACTAATTCAAATAGTAAGATTCTCATACAGGTTCTGGTAATGGGTTGGCCTGGCCAGGGTAAATATGATACTGTGTGGGGAATCCAAAGAGCGATATCTGGTGGTTCTACAAACGATTTAAGTTATCCAAATGATGCTCTCAGGCAAGGAAGTATGTATTATGAAACTGACACCACTCAATACTATCAGGCACATTGTTTCCAGTACTGGTATGTGGATACTCCTGGCACGACAAATGCAATAACATATACTCCAAGACTTAGAAATGGATATACTGGTGGATCCCAAACTTTCTATTATAACAGGGATTTTGGATATTATAATTATCAAAGTTATAGAGTAGGTGGCAGTAGAATGTCCGTAATGGAGGTACAACCCTAATGAATTACAATCACGAAGCAATCCGTGCAGCATATCCAGATAAAAATCTATTAATCATCGATGATGTTGGCATATTTGATAGAGATATCAGTGACACTACACCGTTTGAAATTGATCAAGCGTTAGTAGATGCAGCTGCAGTCATAACAGACAAAGAAAAACAGAACACTTACCATAAGTACATGCGTGAACAAGAGTTTCGTGCAGTCGCAGACCCAATGTATTTCAAAGTGCAAAGAGGTGAAGTGACACAGGCAGAGTATGACGCGAAAGTCGAAGAGATTAGGACAAAATATCCTTATATATAATAAGCCTCAAGTTATTGTAAATGACTGACACAAAGACTGAGAAACCAGAAGAGAAGAAAGGACTTCTAGGTGTTCTTAAGGAAAAAGTTGAGGACAAGGAAGAACAGATGGCGATTCTGAGTACATTTGTACGTCTTGGAATTTTGGTCTGGGCAGGCGGAATCTTGACAATTAATTACGTTCAGATTCCAGGCTTCACTCAACAAGAAAAAATTGATCCGACCTTTATAGCATCTGTTTTCACGGGCGTGCTAGCCACATTTGGCGTTCAAGCGGGTCAAGGTAAAAAGAATGGTGCAAATGGATCACCTAATGGTCCTGCACCGATAAGTAAAAAAGACATGGAGATGTTAATAGAAAGAGCATCACAGGCAGCGCCTACACAAACTATAAAGTTTGAACATGCTCCTCTAGTAATAACTCCTCAACAACCTAAAAAGGATTAATTATTATGTTACAAAAAATCGTAAATGGAATCGCTCTTGCTAGTGGTGTTGTATCTCTCACCGTCGTGGGTACTGTTGGGTATCTATATGTTAATAAGGATGCAATCATCGAAGATGTTAAATCAAAAGTGATGGAATCTGTTCTCCCTGCTGGACTTGGTAGTGTAGGAGTAGGAGGAATCGGAGGTGCTCTTGGTGGACTGTCACCAACATCACCAGTTGCACCCGACAAAGGTGGTGAATCTACTTCATTACCTTCATTAAGACCTGATATGCCTGTCAATCCATTTTAGTCTCAACTGAGACTAAATAGTTGTTTACAGTCACGCAAGGGGAGTAACCTTGATGGACCAAGAACAAGAACTTTGGTTTGCTTTTGACCTAGAATATAGGTCTGTAAAGCAAATCTATCAATCATTGTGTTTTCATTTAGAAAAATGGCCTGGCAACAATGCTGACCCGTATGAACAAGAACGTTTAAGAGATTTAAAAAGTAATTTCTATAAACTAATGCTTGAAAAACAGTACATTTATTGTGATAGTGAGTGATTATGAATATCAGAACATGCCCAAGGTGTGAAGCTAAATGGATAGATGGACAACTATATTGGTCAACTGGTAAACAGGGATGTCCCCATGATCTTGCAGGGTTAGTTTGTAACGTGCAAGACTTCGAGGAGTGTATTAATCCCTGTAAAGGTTCTACTAGTGGACAAACATGGGCACAACGTAGAGCTTTCCTAGATACATTAGGTGACTTAGGTTTACCTAAAGATGATGATACCCCATACCACTAATGGACTTACAAAAAATCGCTACCTATGGAACCGCAGCAGCAGTTGTAGGAACTGGTGCAGTGGTGGGTGGAGGTCAACTTATTGATCAACAGATGGGTGGTCCTGCAAAGAGACAGGAAATACAACTACAACAAATTAGAGAAGTGGTTAGAGAAGAAGTTCGTTCTGCTTTGACTGAAGCATGGCCTACTCAATCTGGACCAGTTAAGGGATTGAAATTGGTGATTCCTAATGCCAAATAATCAGATCCCACAGATCTATATTAATGGGAGTGGATTGAGATTTATCCGACCCATAGACACAGGTTTAATTAATATTGCAAATATTCCTAGACCTTGGATGACTACTCCTCCACAGGCAGTTCCGTATACTCCACCTGTAACTGTCAATATAGGAGTGCCTGTTGTAGATATGCCAGGGTGTGTCAAGGTACACAAAGAAAACGCTAAGAGAGATCCATCTAAAAATAAAAATTTGGTCAACGATGACCCTAAAGGTAACGTAGTATTATGTGATGGTGGTATGCCATACTATGAACCACCTGATTATCAGGCAAATGAACTAACATGGACTACAGTATACGGCGAACCAGAAGAAGTTACAGGTGGTGTCGATACAGGTGATCCACCTCCACCTCCAGAATCCAATACTGAGAGACCAAATACTCCAGAAGATTATAAAGATCCTGAGTGCCCTGGTCCTACTCAACTTAGAGTGGGTGATGTAACTGTGTCAGGAGACGAGAGGGTGACTGGACATCAGTTGATAACTGATCCAAACAATCCTAAACAGAAAATATGTGAGACGTTATATGAACCTACTACAGCTATTGAGAAATTTCTGCCAAGTACAAATCAGGTAAGTACAACAGCATCAATCGCAGTGGTGGCTACTGCAGCGGCAGCTGCAACACCTCTCCTACTGAGAGTTGTCAAACCCATTGTTCAAAAAACAATCAAAGCAATACAAAAAAAATTCGGTAAGAAAGAGAAGAAACTTTCTATATCCGAGATAAGAACTAATAAGTATAGAAGAGAGAAAGGATTACCAGAACTAAGGTTTGGTGATAGAAAGAATATGATAAAGGACTTAAAGAAGTCTAGTAAGTAAAGGTTATATTACCAGATACGATCAACCTTTGTTCATCAGTTGGTATGGTTTCATGCCATAACCATGAAGGAAAACAAATTATATCACCACTACTCTGACCATCAGGGACTAATGTGTTCCCTTTGGTGTCAGTAAAACGAAAGCACTTTTGATCTGGCACATCTACGAAGTGAACCCAAGATATATCTGAGGGAATGTGATTATGTTCCCCTATATTATTACCATGATCATATAGTTGTGACCAGAATGTATATGTGTATGCCATTTTGTTGAAAGCACCTACACTTTTTACGATATCCTCTACGATGGTATCGTATCTTTCATTTAAAAATCTATCTGGTGCCTCATCTTCATACTCTTGATTGATCCAGTAAGAGCTTTTATGATTGTCAATCAATTCTATCTCTGACAGTCGGGATTTTAATTTGTTTATTATACTATCAGAGAGTTTAGTGTTATCATGAGACCAGTACGGTGGTCTAAACATTAATCTTTAGTATCTCCGATAGAGAATGTTCCTAGAACACTTGCGTCATTGCTTGTTTTTTCTTCTTTCCAATTTGGTTTAGGCATGTCATGTGTATGAGGAAGTAATTGACCGCCAGGATTTGTAACTACTACATCAGCACATACGGAATAGTAGGGTGATTTGGGGTGGAAAAATATGCCACTCTTTTTCAATTCGCCACAATTCTTCAGTCTTGCTAGTTCAAAATCTAATCTCTTATTAGCAATCAGTTGAGTCTGCATATTGTTTTGTAGTTGTGCTGCCTCCATACATTGTTTTTGTAGTTTTCTATTCAATGGTATGGATAGGGTGGCAGACAAACCAAGATTCAATGACTGGTTTGCTGTCATGTCAGTACGAACAGGTTTCTCCCAGACCACTTGGCCAGGATTGTCTGGTATGCCGTCTGGACCATCTACGTCTATTGTTATCTCCATGTCTTCTCCATCAGGGAACCATCTAGTTCCATCTGCTTTAGTCCTTGTGTCATACCATGACTCCCAAGGATAGTTCTTTACGGTTATAGTTTGTTGTGTGGTACGACCAGTGAAGTCAGTAGTATTATACTGAGGTTCCATTACAAAATCTCTCCACGGATCTTTTCTACTATCCGCAAACTGTAAGTATGGTGTAAAGTTGACAGTGGCACCTTGACATTGCACGCCACCACCGTAAGTATTAGTTATATACGGTCCCTGTAGGACCTGAATAGCTTGATTTGTAACACTGCCCGAGCTGTTCGCGATTGGATTTGCTGTCGCTGATACTCCTCCGACATTCTCTGCTAATGCCGCCGTCGGTGATACAAGTGATAGTACTAATGTACTTATTGCGTAAACGTTGAAGTTGTGTCTGTTACGCTTTCTATGGTGGTGACTCTCTGTATTATTGTTTGATTGGTCATGCCAGGTCCTTGGTAGCTCTGTGTGAATTGAAAGGCTCCGCCTGGATTTGTTATTGTGAAACTGCTTGGGCTGGAGAAGTCCAAAGAATCGAAGGAACTTGTTACCGTTCCTGTAACGACTGCTCCTCCATTTGCGCCCGCTGAACTGCTTGGTGTCACATTCACTGTTGATGTATTCACTGGTGGGTTGAGGGCTTCTCCATTGTTGGAAACCCCTACCCCCGTCACGCTGTACTCCCATCCTGTCCTCATATCGATTGAATTTATTGTCTCGGTCACGGTCGAACTAGTTTCGGTCCGAGATGTCATGCTGCCCTGTTGGAAATTAGGGACCACAGGCACAGCCTCCGCAGTCCTCACACTCGCAAGGACAAACATGGCCACAGACATCGCAAGTATTCTCTTCATTAGTCATGTTCAATCTATCGAAATTTCTGAAACAAATTGGCCAGTAGCACTAGTGCCTGCGCCGCCAGCTGTTAGCGTCATAACGCCCGCTGATGTGATTGTACCAGCAAGACTGCCTGCCACGCCACCACTTTGAGTAGTTACACTACCATATGCGGGCATGTCAACAACGACACCACTCGAAACGTCTACACCAGATCCGATTGGATTTACTGCGTCGCCTAAAATGAATGATTCTGTTAAGCTGAAGGCACTGCCAGCAGTGGTAACTGAGTAAGAACCTTGAGTCTGACTAGCAGCCGCAGTTGTAATTGTATCTCCAGCTGACTTGGTGAGTCCACCCATAGTACCAGCGGTAATATTGTTACCACTTACACTATAAGTTGAGCCAATTCTTGTAGCCTGAGTCGCTGCGCCGTCCACACTGAGTTGGGTACTTGTAGTCAATCTGTGAATCAAATCGGCCCTCGCTGCCATGGGAGCCGCCATCAAAAGCATAATTATAGGTAAAAATCTTTTCATGTGATTTCCCACTACTTAGTCTGCCTGTATTTATAAGGAAAAAAATTATATAATTTTTTACTAAAAATCTTCAAAAGTTATCTGATATGTGTTTAAGTCAATGATGGCACGAGCTAATCGTTGACCATTATCTTCTCTATTAACACTTGTAACAACTTTGGGTATACTTTCTTTGTAATTTGTAAAGGATTGAGCGTATCCTACATTAACAAATCCGAATCCAGGCACGTTAGGTGTGTCTCTTTCTAATGACATACTCCCACCTTTATATGCAGAACCTCTTACTACCACTGGATCTGTGCCAACTTCTGCATACCACATACCTCTGAAATCTAATTCTATTACATTGTTTGCAAGTCCGCCTGGTACGGTTTTGATTGCATCTATGTCAATGTATATGCCTTCATACCCCTCTGTGTCTTGGGTATTGTCTCCACCCCATTTCATGTATATAACTGAGCCACCACTATCTACAATCTGAGGCAGTTTATCAGTTCCTACTACTTGACCAGCTAATTGAGTAGGACGAATGAACTCACATCTGAGGTCAAAGTCCTTACCATCAGTCCAGTGCCAGTAGAACTGTAATAAATTTGCGAAAAATATTGGAGGATCGAACTGAGCTCCTCTCGACTTCCCGATTCCAAATGCTAATGGCATAATCTTAACTAGGGATAATAAATGTGCCTTTCATACCACCATGAATGGTGCATTGATATTCATATGCTCCAGGCGCAGTGTGCGGTATGATGAATACTTGTTCTCCATTCTGAGATCCACTAACATATGTTCCTACACCTGTTGATGTGCCTTGGAATTGAATACGGAATGGGTGTGAAGACCCAGTGGTGTTGTTGAAGATATAGGTCATTCCTCTCTGTAGATATAGAGTAGGATTTCCCATGTTATTAAGGATGCCAGGACCTGCAAACCAGTATGAAGAAGCACCGTTTGATCCCACAGTATATCTTATTGCAAATGATCTATCAGTTCCATTACCAGTGGTAAGATCAGTGACAAAACTACCAGCAGTACAGATACCAGATACATCTAGAGTAGTTGCAGTAAGGTTTGCAGGGACAGATCCTCCACCAGAAGCAACGAAGTTAAGTTTACCAGAAGTGTCATTATAAGTTACTGAGATGTTGGTTTCAGTTCCACCATCAACCATACCACCTACGATATCTTGAACTTCCTCAGTAGTAAGTTGTGTGTTTGCAGCGGTGACTGTGACCACACCAGCTGATGCTGGAGAAACAGATAAGGCATCGCCAAAATTAATTGTTCCAGCAGTTCCAATAAGAGAGTTGGTGTCTTTAATTACAATACCAGAACCAGAACCAGTGACTCCTGTAAGTCCTGATCCATCACCCACAAACGCAGATGCAGTAACTACTCCTGTGACTGCGGTGTTAGTCTGGATTGCAACTTGACCAGCTTTTAAATTTAGGTCACCATTACTCTCTATAGTTGGATCACCACTCGCTCCAACTATATTCAGGTCCTTTACACCAAATGATTTGTCTGCCATTTCGCTAGTCTTTTGTAGTATTTATTAGGAGAATTTTATCTCAACTCCACCACTAAACTTTAAGTTTGGTGAGTTTGTGATTCTAATCTCAGGTTTCTTTGGTTCAGTAGGTGAACCAGTAGGAGCATCCCAGATAACAACAGGTCCTTGACCATATGCCATGTGAGAATACATATCTATCCAAGCATTTTCCTCTGGACTGAAGGATGTGATATCATCACCGTAGTAAAATCTGTTAGGATCCTGAGCACCACATTGATTATTTAACCAATTTCTTATATCAGTGTAAGTCCAATCTCTGTTATATTGTAGTTTGGTAGTGATCCACCCAGCACATGTAGGACATCCAGAACTAGTGCCACCAAAATCAACATCATAAGGAGTTAAACTCAACCCAGTATATGTTTCTGGGTGTGGATATGTAAGAGATGATGCTCTACCATCTGCTGTGAGTGTGTCATCAGCAGCACCATAACAATCAATACCTGTTCCCATATCACTATAGGAAACTTTCTTTTCTTTATAGTCTGTGCTATTACCACCCAGTCCACCACTTACAATTTGATCATCTAACGCACCAATATTGATAGCAGCATACTCAGTTCCAGCAGTGGATAAACCAGATGTGGTTTTACCTAATGACTGTGGCCATCCTCTTCTATTGATAGTGTTGTAACATGTCAATCCAAATTCAGTATGGGTTGCAGTTGCTAAAGATCGACTATCACCTTGAGAAGTTGTCGCCCAATAATTATTAAAATCAAGATCGCCAGGACTACATTGAGTCTGATTACTATTACCAGCAGCACAGACGAAGATAACTCCAGCATCAGACATTTCTTTACCAGCAGCAGTGACAGAACTGTCTACCATCTCACCTTTCATTCTATTACCATCACCGTATGCACCTAGTAAATCAAAGAAAGCTGGTGCGCTTCCACTACTATATGTCTCCCCTGTTTCGGATCCGTCTATTGCTGATGGTCTATACCAATAATACCCACCGTTGTGTATGGTACTAGCCCTATATCCCCAACTATTACTTGATAATGTGGGGTTTTTAGTATCATTTTGTTTGCCAGTAACAGCAGAATGTCTATCATAATTTGGTTTATATAAGTGGAAAAGTTTTTGTATATCAAATTGACTACCATTGATTCCAGCATTGGAACCACCGATACCATTTAATACCCATTTGTTGCAGTTATATGCCGATCCATAATTTTTACCAAATACTTGACCAGCACATTGAGTTCCATGATCAGATCCGTTGGTTGGTTTCTGTGTATTACTTCCATTACAACTTTGTCTACTGTAAAAACTACTGAAACCGTTAGTAGTACCAATGGTAGAGAATCCTACTGATCTCTGACTTGAATCAGACCACCATGCTCTTGCTACAGATTCTACTGGGACTGTTGTACCATCCCAACGTTGAGTTAATCTATTGCCTGGATCTGCATTGAACCAGTCTGGGTCAATATAATATGGACCATCAAGAAGTACATCTAGAACACCACATGTGCCTGGTGTTGTAGATATACCACTCCATGTCAATGCGTTTCCTGTTGACCAACCTACAGGATCATCGGCAGTTGTTACAAATTCTGGGTGTGCAATCCAAAAACCATCATCAGATACGATTGCATCTACACCAGTACCATCACCTAATTGTTTTGTCTCTGTTTCTATTATTATATGATCAGACCCAGTAAGCCCAGTGGATGTTGCATCCCAAGGGTTTTCTTTTTGTGTGTGTCTTAGTATTTGATAACCAGTTCTGTTCTTATCTGATGCACCAATACCAGCCTGAGTTGTTGGTGGTCTAGTGCCAGAAGGTGCAGTGTTCCATGCTCTGTAGTTAGATACAGACCCTGTTCCTCTACCGAACTTTTGTACACGAGCGACAATATCTTTTGGATCTGGAGAATAGTTGCCTGGATAAACGTCATAATCAATACAGACAAACTCTACCTTCTCATGTTTTCTTAGGTCTTCTGCTTCCGCATCAGTCAACATGTAGGTTGCTCTGGTATCACTATGTTCCTTCTTATCAGGACACACTATTGACGGATCTGGAATATTATCTTCCAGTGAACCATCTTTTTCTAGTTCTTCATGAATGAATACCCAATCATCTTTAGTATAACATTTGATCGAGTATGCCTTTTTATCATTAGCTCCAGTTGGTTTGGTAGCTAGTCCTGTCCTATCGAGAGTGTTTGTACTAGTGTGAATCATAAGTTCTCAATATAAGTCTTGACAAATCTGTATGTGGATAATCCAGATATCCCTGCCTCTGGGGTGACTTTAACTAAAACGTTGTTGCCACTTACTGTTGAAGCAACTGATACCTGTTGTTCTGGAGAGAACATGATAGCATATTCTTGAGAGAACGCTGTGGTTCCATCGTGCATTACGAGAAGTTTTTGTGACTGTCTGAATGTTCCTAGACCGATCATCAATGTGTACTCTGCACCAGAGTAACTGAGTTTAGAGAATGAGTCTATCTGTTGTTCTACACCAGCAGATGCGGTATATGTTCCTACTCCAGTTGTGGAAATAGAACCACCTCCACCAGTGCCAGCAGTGACCGTGACAGTTGCGTTTGAACCAGATGCAGTTGCACTTACAGTAGATCCAACAAAGTCAATCGAAGTGATACCTGATGCAACTTGAGTTCCCTCTTCTTTGATTATGATTCCAGAACCAGTGCCACCTGTAGGTGCTGCTGGTGCCCATTGTGATCCACTCCATGTTAATACATCACTACTATTTGGAGCTGCACTGGAAACATTAGATAGATTACCTAAGTTTTGTCCACCTATACCTGTTAGATATCCAGCAAGTGCATGATTACCCCATGCGTATGCAGTCTCATACTGGGTTATATCCAGTTGAGTTATTTGATTTCCACCAACAGCAATGAATGATGAGGCAGAGAAAGATGTACCTGTAACAACTCCAACTCTGTAGTTGTCAGTTCCAGTTCCTACTGTGCCATCTGCCTCTCTGTTGA